TCCTAGAATGGAGGATTGTATGCCATTAGAATTAGACGACGATGGTAGATTGGGCTATTGTTGGATGCACCATTTCAAATGTCACTCGGCTAGGTCTTGTAGAACATGGGCTAAGGGTGGCCCAATTAAAGATGATAAGCGTTCTAAAGAAAACCAAATGAGGGGTAAACAGTGACCCAAGATAAAAAACCAACATTGGTAAGATTGTTTGAAGCCATGTCTCCCGAACAACAGAATAAGGCTAGACAGATGAAACAACAAAACCCTAACATGACTGATAGAGAAATCATCTATAAAATTCTATATCCAAACAGGGGTAAAAAAATTAACCAAGACGAAATGAATAGAATTTCATCAAGGCCAAGAATTGCTAAATGGCAAGAAATTCTTAAAAGAAAAAAAAGAAAAAGACACCCTGCTTTAGTAAGAGCAGGAGTTAGTGGCTTTAGTAAACCAAAGAGAATAAAACACAAAACCAAATCACATATTGTAGTTGTAAAAGATGGTGATAAAGTTAAGACTATTAGGTTTGGTCAAAAGGGAGTTAAGACAAATCAAACGGCAGGACAACGAAGGGCTTTCAAAAGTAGACATAGAAAAAATATCAAAAGAGGTAAAATGTCTGCCGCTTATTGGGCTGATAAAGTTAAATGGAGTCCAAAGAAAACTAAAGAAAAGAAAAACAAGAAATGGCGAAAGGGGTCATAACCATGCCTTATGAATTAAGAGTCGGAAAAAACGGCTACTATGTTATTAATACCGATACGGGTAAAGCCAAAAATAAAACCCCTTTGTCGAAATCAAGGGCGAAGAAATACATGGCGGCTCTTTACGCAAACAAAAATCCTAAACAATACGAAACAAAAAATTATGGTAGAAAAAAAGGTAATTGGAGAAATGTATTGAGGAAAGCCGTTGCGAAGATTCTATAATAGATAGAATAGTCCAAGGTAAACGGGGGTTGTTGTCGTGGCAGAAAAAAAAAGGCGGTTCTCTTTCACTAATCTTTTCAGGCGCACTACTCCGAAACCTGCTGACAGGAATATCTACAATATGGGTATTCAAGAAAGGCAGAACAATTACATGATGACAGCCCCCGTCATCTACTCTATGGTTCAACAATCAGTAATTGTTAGAACTTGTATAACTCAATTGAAGCAAGAGGTTTACAGGAGAGGTTATGTTTGGGAAAAGGCATTTGAAGCCCGATGCAATAATTGTGGTAAAGAGCATACGAGACCTGTTAAAGAATGTTCAAGATGTGGCTCTAAGGATTTGAAGATACCGGATGTTAAACAATTACAATATGCTGAAAAATTCCTAGAAGGCTATGTAAACTCATCCGAGCAATTGTTTATTGATGTTCTAAAAGAATTAGAAGATGATTTGAATATCATGGATGATGCATACATAGTTATGGTCAAAGAGTATTTCTTAGATGGTAATGGTAAAATTAGAATGCACCGTGTTAAAGAAGTGTATCGTGGCGACCCCGTTACTATGTTTATTTATGCCGATGAAGATGGAGTAAAGGGCAACAAAGGATTTACTTGTGTTCATCATAGAGAATTTCTTTCAACAGAACCTCACGATAATTGTGAAATTTGCGGCTCTCCATTAAAACCCATACACTATGTCAATAGAGCAAAAGGTGACGAACAGTATTTCATCGAAGGAGAAGTTTTACATTTCAGTAAATATAGTCCATCAAGACTCTATGGTTTCTCACCTGTAATCACATTATATAATCATATCATGACTTTAATTGCTATGGAGAACTATGTAAATTCAGCCTATACTAAGAGTAGAATGCCAAGAGGTTTGTTAGCAGTTCAAACTAGAAACATGGATTCAATGAGAGCATTTTGGAGAGGAGTAAAAGAAAAAATGGAGGCAGACCCGCACTTTATTCCTGTAATGGGAATAGAAGCAGAAGGCGGTAAAGGTGCTGTTGAGTGGATTAAGTTCATGGATAGTCTAAAAGAAATGGATTATATTTCTGTTAAGGATGACTTGAGAGACAGAATATCAGCGTTCTATGGTGTGAGTAAAGTCTTCATGGCTGATAACACTACAAGCGGTGGATTAAACAATGAAGGTATGCAGATACTTGTAACTAATAGAGCCGTTCAAATGGCGCAGAATGTCTACAACAATTATGTATTTCCATATCTAGTTAAGCAGTTTGGAATCACAGATTGGAACTTAAAATTACCGCCTAGCGAAGAAGAAGATGAAATAGCAGGGCTAAGAAAGAAAGAGTTAGAAGTTAATATTGCCGCATCAATAAAGAATCTAGGATTTGAAGTTGATATGGATGAAGATGGCAATTTTACTTACAAGAAGCCCGAACCAAAACCGGAAGAAGGAATGAAAGAAGGCAAAGATGGTGAAGTTAAAACAGACCCGTTGGCAGGTTCTAACTTAGACCAAAGAGATTTAGACGAACAAGCGAGACAGTTTGCAGAAAGTGGTGGTAGTAAACCACAAGAAAATCCACCGGCTACTAGAAATAAACCTTCTATGAATACTGGGCCGGATAAAAGATTAAGCGGATTACCGGAAGACGCAGGTAATCAAAATGTAGATAGAAGGAGTGAAAGGAGGACAGGTTAATGACAGAAGATAATAGACAGAAAGAAATTAGACTAAAGAAAGAGTTGGCGAAAGTTAGAACACAGAATGCAAATGAGACTAGAAAGGTTACGAAGAATCGTGATTTTTCTGTTGGTGGGTTGCCACCGGACACAACTCATAAAGCAATAAGAGCATCTAATGATGTTCCCGATGTTATCTTACCCCCACAAAAAAGGAGAGGTAAGAAAGAGAATATTCCATTTTGAGGCGATACTATGTTTGTGAAGGCTATCTTGCATAATAAAGAAGATGACCTTCATTTTCTATTGAAGTGTTTAATTGAAGAAGTTAGAGAAGATAGTATTCTAAAGGCGAAGGATTTTGGTTCTGTTGCTGAAGATAGAAAAGAAGAGGCTAAACGACAAAAGGCGGCAGGTAAGGCCATTACTATTGATGCAGACTTAGGTGTGGTAAAACCTAAAGGCGGAGAATATGATTCAATAGAGAGACAAATAAAAGATAGCCAAGAACTATACGGTGTTGTTTCTTTTGCTCAAAGAAAATTCGGTGCTGAACAAATTATAGATGCTTATGAAAAAAGAGGGGCAATACAATTCATAGCAGACGCAATAACCGAATTAGAAGCATTAGTAAAAGCCAAACATGAATATAAAGAAGGTGATGGATTTGCTGAAAAGGTATTAATTCCTAGTCTTAAAAGAAGACAAGACAAAGCAAAAAAAATGATTCCCCAATACAAAAAAAGAGTTCAAGAAATGAACAAACAATTAGCAGACGCAAAGAAAATTGTTGCTGAAAAAGATAAGAAAAAAGAACAGGCTTTGAAAGACATTAATGAAGGTAAAGACTTAATCGTTGGCGAAGAATATGATAAAGAAGCAGGGCAAACTAAGCCTGTAAAAATATCTAATGCAAAAATAAAACAGGCAATGCGAGAGCAACTGGAAGAAGCAAGTGATATGGCAATCGCTGTTCAAGTAAAAGTAGCAGAAATCAAAGCCTATTTGAGTAGTGAACGATTTAATGAAAACTACTTTCAATATGAAGATATTATAGATGTTCCATTCGCAGGAGGAAGGGGTGCTATTAAACTAGAAAGCGGAGACTACACTTTAGACGACCCAACAAAACCATCTTCTAAAGATTCAGTTTCATTCTTACTTCCGGATTTTGTTTCTAAGGTTAAAGGAATAGTAAAAGATACCTTGAAGAAACCTAAGAGAGCATTCGGTAAAGAGATTGTAAAAGTCATGACAAAAAAAGAAGTAAAAGAAGTTATGACGGAAATAGCGCAAAGAAAAGAACTCATTGCTCGATTAGAGAAAATAAAAAACCCTTCGAAAGCAAACAAAGACCAATTAAAAAAGGCAAAAACAATCCTTAGACTGGCAGAAAACAAATTGAAAAGAAATGAGGAAAACATAAAGGCAAATGAATTGACTGATGAAGACTTAGCAAAATTTGCTAGAACGCTTGATGAAGTTATCAAGAACGGCATGCAATTGACTAAAACAGTTGAAGTAAAAGTTAGTTACAGAAAAGTATTAGAAACCATAGACAAAGACTTACTTCGAGATTTGGAGAGTTATATTACGACTCCGGAAATTAAGAGAATAATGAATGAAAAACTGTTTAAGGATTTCTTAAAAGTGCAAGCAAAAAGAGAATTAACAACGGAAAAAACTAAGCAAAAAATACTAAATCAATTGCTAACAGATAAAAAACAAGCCGGAAAAAAATTAAATGTTTACATAAGAGTATTGGGTGTTTTACAGAAAGAACTCGATAGAATAGAATTAACAGGCCTTGGCAAAATAAAAGGCAGAAAAGTAAAACAACTATCTGAAAAAATAAATAAACTAAAAGAAATGATAGTTGAAACAAAAGGCAAGGTAGCACAGCAAGAAAAGGCACTTACAGGTAAAACCACGATTATCGGCCAAGGCGGTAAAATACAAGAATCAGCAGGTTTCGCACCGAAACAAACCACTTTAACATTTTATAATAATTTAGAAAAATCCATTCGTAGTTTTAAAGATAGTTTAGTAAAAAGAAAAAGTAGAGACAGAAGGGCGGCTGTTGCGTTAAAACAATTTTCCGATTATAATATGAAAGATGTCCTGTTTGTCATTGAGGCTATTTACGGTAGAATAGATACAAAGGGTAGAGATACTGGTAAGACCTTAGAAAAAATAAAGAAAGATTGGAATGAGGCTAATGATAAAGTCAATGAAAAAATTAAAGCCATTGAAGAAAAAGACGAAGAATACAAATCCAAAAAGAAAGATGGGGCTAGCCCCGAAATACTAAGGACAATCGCTAGAGCAATTTCTAGGGAAGGTGTAGGATTAGGAGAAGCACTTAAAGAAAGAACAAAAAAAGAAAATGAATACAGAACCATTAGTGGTGCTTTAGCCTTAAGACCTGTAACTGAAAGAGGATATATTACTATTGCAGAAGCGGCAAAAATAATAGATAGAAAAAAGAATATAAAAGAAGGTGGATTAAACCCACTTGAATCAACTCTCGACATGCGGCCACAAATATATATTGACCGTGATAAAAGATTAAAGGAATTAAGAGAAAGGCAATCTAAAAGAATAAAAAAACAAGACAAAATAGAATCATTTAGATATTATGATGTTGGTAAAGATGGAACAGTAGAGACAAGAACATTGCCTATGTCCGAGAATAACGACGCATATCAAAAAATTAAAAAGAAAATAGAAGAAATTAAAAAATTATTAGGTTCTACAGTAACTAGAGAAGGAAAAACTGGTGAAGAGTTTGAAGAAGGCAAACTAGAAACTATATTATTAACAGCAATAAAAGATTCTATGGATTTAGACCCTGTAGATTTAACCGAAGCAGGACAAAAAAGAAGAAAAGAAATACAAGACTTGGCTAAAAAACTTAGAGAAGAAAATAGAGATTTAGATGGAATAGAATCAACTATATCTAAAGTCTTTGGAGATACACTTCTAAATAATGTAGATGATATAGAAGAGGAAATACAAGAAAATGTATATGATTTCTTAAATGGTTTCTTTGGTAGATTTACAAAAGATATAGAAATCTTAGAAGCAGTTATTCCAATAAAAGAAAAAGAGTTCAAATATATTTTTGATAAAGGTGAGTATGGTGAAGGCACTCCTAATACTAAAAAAGTAAAATACCAATCAATTGAAGAAATAAAAGAAATTAAAAATAAAGTAGACATAAGTAAAAAGTTTACAAAAGATATTGCTCGCAAGTTAAATATATTGCCAACTTTAGGCAAAGAAAAACAAGAAAAACCAACAGGGGAAATGTTGGGAGAATACTTTGAAAAAATAAAAGAGATTGCTAAAGATGTTGGAGAGATAAAAGAAACGGAAGCAGAAAAACAAATGGAAGCAAAGGTAAAATCTTCTAAGCAAGCAAAGGAAACAATACTAGAGGAAGCAAAAGCGTTGGAAGTTATGTTTGTGAAATATGAAGATAGAGTGGATGATTTAGAAAAGACCTTCGATGTTATTAACAAGTTTGTAAAAAAATACAGTCAGTTTAGAAAACAATATATCTCATTATCTAAACAAAGCGAAACTTCTCGATTCCGAATGCCGACAGAAAGACCGGAGTTAGAGCCAACTAAATTTACTGCTAGAAGAAGTGGGGCAAGCGAGAAAGATTATGCAGATGAAAAAGCAAAAGCAAGAACCGTGTTAGAATTTGTAATTAATGAAAATTTATCAGCATACGATAAGAACATAAAAAGTAGAAAGAAGGAAATAAAGCAAGATGGTAAAGCAAAGACTAAGAGAAGTAGTAGTCTTCCCATACTTACCTATTCGATACCTAGTGAAGAAGAGAAGAAAAAAGAATACAAGGGAGTAATGAAAGAAAATCTAACCGAAGAACAACGACAAAAAATAATGAATGCTTTAGGTGAAACTGCTTCTGCAAAAGCGAGTCAGTCTAAAGGCAAAGAAGTTGATATGAGTGTGTATGAATCTGAAGATATAGGAGAAACAAAAAGATTTGAGAGATATATTAATCAAATTCAAGATAGACTTTTTGAAACTTTAGGGACAGACGAAGATGAAGTGAGGCCAATAAAATTCAAACAAGTGGATGATTCTTTTATTGAAAGCACTAAGAATACTCTAGCAAATAATTTTGAATATTACATAGACAAAGAACAAGGAATAAAACTAGGTAAAGTAAAAACGGCTAGAGAATTAGCCGATGTGCTAGAGGAAATTGAAGGTAATATTAGAGAAGAGAGACTACCTAGAGTTAGACGAAAATCAGGAAAAGAAAAAGATACTGTTCGTGTTGATGAAGATAAAACGAATGAACTTTCTAGGGATGCTTTAGAAAGAGTGCTTAAAGAAATACTGCCTAAATTAATTTCCGAAAAAGCAAAAATGACAACCGAATCAACTATGAGTTCTATTGAAATAGAAAAATCAAAACTAAGAAAAGAATTCTTAAAAGAGTTTGAAAAAATGTTTGAAGTTGGTAATGAAGTGATAAACTTTGCAGATATGAAAAGTAAAATAAAAGTCAATTTAACTGCTAAAGAACTAGAAACTATTTTATTAGATGAAAAAATGGGAGTAGTTAAAGAAGCAGGTCAAGACCTTTTACCGCTAATAAGACAATACAAATCTAGTGTTATAAAATTACAGAAAGGAACAAAGGAATTACAGAAAGAAGTTGGTGAAGAAGAATGACATGGGACTACTATGATGATGGAAAAGAAATCATCATGAAAAAAGATGATAAGAAAGTAAAGAAGAATATATTAGACTCATTAGATAAAAAACAAACTAAGCGTCTAAAGAAAGTGTTACAGGCCGCACAACCAACAGAATTTTTCGGTCAAGATTTTACTAAATTAGGTGAGTTAATTAGAGCATTGAAAGATGTAGATTTAGTTAAGTCCGATAAAAAACTCACAAAGAAAATGAAGTCTATGGATGAACGGAATATAGATATAGTCGCTTCGGCTACGGAACTTCGTAAGGACTACGAGTTGCTTTACAGACAATTAAGAGATTTAGTATATCCATCAAAGGGTGAAAAAAGATGAGCGAAGAAAATACAATTAATCAAGAACTACTTGAAATTATTAAAGCCCTTAGTGCTAAAATAGAAAGTTTAGAGAAAGCCGTTTACAATGATGATAACCTATTGATGAAGTCCGGTTTTGTTGTTGTTGATACTCCAACCCCTAAAATGGATAATACAATTGGTGCAGGTTCACCACTGAAAGATGTTGGAAATATGGACTGGAAAGATATTCATAAGATGGTAGAAAATGTAGGTGGTCAGTAATGCCGGAAAGAGTAACAAAAGAAGAAAGAATAGTTAGCCTTGCTATTGAAAAAGCAAGATTGGCTAAAGAAGAATTAAGCGAAAAAAAGAGAATGAACATAGAACCTACTCAAGTAAAAGGAGTAGATACTAGCGTAGAAGAAGTTAAAATTAAGCGGCCTAAAGTTCAAGATGTTTCTAAGATTACTAATCAAACTCAAAAGAAAGAAGGGTATGGTTTAGCCGGTGAGAGTTTAAAGAAACAGGATAAGCCAAAAGAGCCTTTTAAAATTAGAATTATAAAAAAGGATTTTAAAGATATGCGAAATTTACTGAGCAAGTTGGAATTTACAACTAATAGATTGGTAGAAGAACTGTATGCGAATTTGAGAGAAAATCCAACTACAACGAATAGAAATAATTTTGACGCTATACAACAAATTTCTAGGCTCATAAATGACGACAATGATGGGGCAGTAGCAATAGCAAGAAACATTGAATCTATTATTTGAGGTATTTCACATGCCCCTCCTTATTGAAAAGGATAAGTCAATATCCACAGATATTCTAAGACTCTTTGAAAGAACAAGAGTCGCTTATCTTTCAGCAAGAACCGACCCGAAGGAATACGGTTCTAAATGGAGAAACGCAGTAAATAGAATTAGAGATTCGTATGAGAGAACAGATGCACTTTCAAATGAACTGAAAGATTTTATTGATGAAGACTTGCTAGAAGCAAAAGATGTTTCCGATGTTAGCACTAACAATGCTGAAAAATTGTATGAAGGAATTAAGGCATTAAGATATTCTTCCGATGAAGTTAGTGACCCTTTCGCTAAAAAATTCAAAGGCAATGTATTAGAGGCGTTATTGGATTCACCCGAACTTATGATTAAGTTTGTTCACTATGCCATTAGAGAGGATAACAAAGCATTGCCTAAAGAAATATATCAAATAAAAGATATGAAACCGGATGATATTACAGACGGTTTGACAGGATTAGATTTAGAAGTTGATGATGTTGCACTCTACATCATAGAACATTATGGTGATGGTAAAGACTCTAAAAAAGTAGAATCAAAAGTTAAATCCGCCTTGAGTATGTTAGAATTAATATTCTTATCTAAGAACACTAAAGAAGAATGGGCTGATTTAGAAGATATAGATACAGATATGGATGAAGAAAAGGCTAAGAAAGATAGGAAAAGGGATGACAAACTTATCTTAAAAGAAAAAAAATCGGAAGAAGAAAAAGCAGAAAGTGATTTTGTTATTCCTAATAAGCCAATGTATAGAATATTTACAATAGAGGATATGAATGAATTAAAGGGCTTTAGCGGAGAATATTATGTTCAGGAAAAATATGATGGAGTTAGAGTTCAGTTGCATAAAATAGATGGTAATGTAAAAATATTTGATTATCAAAAGAATAATATTTCAGATAAATGTCAAGAGGCTGTTAAGGATTTAAAACAAAAAAGATTTGGAGATTGTATTTTAGATGCTTCTTTAGTTTTATTTGATGGTGATGACGCTTTAAAAAGAAAAGATGCCGCAGATTTTTTAGCAGGTAAAAAAGATGGTAAACCTAGAATTCATGTCTTTGATATTATGAGACACAACGAAGAGAGTCTAATGGAAGACACATTAGAAAATAGAATGCAGATAATGTTTAACAATTACTCCATACATTCTTCTGTTCCTTTGACATTCCCTTCTAAAAAAGATACTAGAGTTGCTGACAATTTAAAAGATGTGGAAGAATACTCTAAGAAAATAATGGAGATGCCGACAGCAGAAGGCGTTGTAATCAAAGATTCTACATCTACATATTATCTAGGAACTAAGAAAAACCCTAAGTGGATTAGATGGAAACCCTTTGTTGAATTAGATTTGATTATATTAGATAAAAAGAAAAGCGGTTCTAATTATTCCTACAAACTTGGAGCAGGGCCGGTTGAAGAGGGTGATGAAAAAATAGAGGGAGTAGAATACCTAGAAGTTGGTAGTGCTATTAATACTAAGATTTCAGCAGAAATCGGAGAAGTAGTTAGAGTCTCAATTGATAAGGTAAGAGAAGTAAAAGGAAAGCCCGTTGTTTATTCAGCACAAATAAATGAAATTGCTGAAGGTAGGACTCCGGATAAATTAGTAACTTTACAGATGTTGATTAAAGATAAAAAGAAATCTCTAAATTATAATGTAGAAGAAGTAGAAAAAGGAATCGTGGTTACTGACCATATTCACGGTGAGGCTAGCATTATAATTAAGAGCGATATGGATGGTTTTACTATCTATGGATTTGAAGAAAATAATCTAATGGCTAAGAACGCCTTAATGGATTTAGACTTGTGGAAAGAACAGGCAGAAGAAATAATGAAAACTAAACAGTCTAAACTTACTGTTGCTATATTTAATTTCTTAAAAGAAAAAGGCGCACAGCCTCCTAAAGCAGTTCATAACTTCTTAGTTAAGAATCACAAAAAGAAATATCAAGACATACTAGAGAGCAAAGAAAGTAGAGTTAAAGATTGGTTTGAAAATAGAGATGGAATATCCTTTGACACTAAAACAAAAAAGTTGTTTGCTGAACATGATAAAATATTGATGGACACTATCAAAAAAGAATATAAAACTCCCGAGAAATATAGAAGTGGTGAGTTTAAAATATACCTTAGAGATGATGATAACTTAAACATAGTAATGAAGTTAGATGATGAGAGCATTAACTGGATGGTTAGATTAGATTCACAAGATGATGTCTTTGAACTCTTTGGTAAGGCAGGTAAATTTCCTGCTATTGTCGCTAAGAACATATCTAAGCGCAAATTGATTGATAGTGGTAATGTTAAGTTAGGTGTTCAAAAGGAAGGCTATCATGAGTATTTCTTAGATGGTAATAAGTTTGAAACTAAACTTCATGTTAGAATGCTTGAAGTTAAAGGAAAAAGAATGTGGTTAGCATGGACAGGCTATGAACAGAAACCTGCTGATACTGACTCGGATAGGGGCTTATGGAATATTTACGAAGATAAATACAGTAGTCTTAAATTACCTCCGAAAGAGGACTAATTGTTTAAAATGACCGTGTGTATTATATATTAAAAGAAAATTTTTTCCTTTTGAGCGCAATGTCATCGGCAGTTCTAGCAACTAGAAATGATGGGTTTACCATTCTTAAGGCTAGAAGTGACGACTTAATGATTGGTGGCTATGCTAGTATTGAAATCGTAGATAAGCAAAATGATTTAATCACATTACCTGCTTTGAAGGAAGCAGTTGCTAAATTTATGGGAGATACTAAATTTAGAAATGTTATGACAAATCATTCTAATGTTCAAGTTGGAGAAGTTGTAGATTCTTATAGAGACAAAACAGGAAGGCTTTGGAAATCAGAAGTAGATGATGTTGGTTTCTTTGTAGTAATTAAACTACGAGATGATATAGAGAAAGCCAAAGAAGTTGGCAGAAATATTCGCAAAGGGTCGTTGAGGTCTTTTAGCATAGGAGGTCAAGCCCTCCAAAAAGTAAAGAAAAGTAATGAAAACTTGGGTGAGTATAATGAAATCAGCAAGTTAGAATTGCATGAAATTACTATATGCGAAAAAGGAATTAATCCCGAAGCGAGATTTGATATTTTGAAACAAGATACAGGAGACAAAAATATGAGTAATAAACTGGAAAAGGCTCTAGCAGAACTAGACATTTTGCTAGAAGAAGTAAATACGCTTCGTAAAGAAGAAGAGATGCAGGATGAAAAAGGAATGCATGAAGATGAAAAGGGTATGCATGGTGAAGAAAAAGGCATGTATAAAGATGACGAAATGATGGATGAAATGATGGAGCGTCAAGATATACCTACCGATGAGTTGGAAATGGAAGATGATGAAGATGAAAAGGGCATGGGCGAATATCAAGATGATGAAGCCAAGGCATATGTAAGAACTCTTGATGGTGCTGGAAACCAAATTGGAGAACCTGCTGACCGTATCGTTATTAGTGGTGGTAAGCCAACTGCTTCCGACATGCCTGTTGTAAAGGCATTTGACAACGGAGAGTTTGATACTCTTGATTTGTCTGTTGGAAACATTGAGAAAGCATATGAGGCTTTCCGACAAGAGCAACTTGAAGCACTTGCTTACGACAACCTAAAGAAGTCTTTTGAAGCAAGATTCGCAAGAGAAGTTTCACAAAGAGAAGATGTTATCGCAAAGCAAAACTATGATGCACAAAGCGAGATTGCTTCTCTTAAGGATGAATTTACCCAACTAAGGAAATCTTTGACAGCAGAAAAGGAAACTATCCTAAAGGCTCAACAAGAATCCGCAATTAAACTCCCAAGCATGGATGAGATGGCTGAAATGGATTGGTCGGACATTCACAAAATGGTAGGAGGAATTTAAGATGACAGGTTATATTAACACAATCGCAGATTTAGAAGCAAGCACATATGGAATAAGCAATCTACCTGCCGGTAACGCTCTTTTGAAGCAAGCCGGTGCTATTGGTGGAATACACACAGGACATGATGGTTCTCCGGCATTTTCCGGTAGTGCTGTTAGTGATGTATCAGCACTTTACAATATTGTTTATGGACAAAAAGTATGGTCAATGTTGAATAGAGAAGTCAATGCTCTTTCAATGATTTCAAAGAGACCATATTCCTCTAGTGGATGGAGAGTTCTACAATCACGACCTGCCGGTGGAAGCGGTAACTTGTTTACTGTTGATACAAGCGGAACTCAAAGTTTAGCAGAACTAGGTTCGGATAGTCCAAGAGCAGACCTTATTGGTGGTGTTCCTGAAAATGCAGGACTTTCAACTGCGGCTGATGGACTTGGCCCGATTGCACCAACTTATGCACAACTCAACATGAGTCCTAAAGTAGTTGCACACCAATTTGATTTCAGTGAACTTGCTATGGAAATGGCACAAATTGATGATGGTATTGGCGATATTAGAGCGCAAATGCGTGAAGATATGGGTAAGCATCACGCTGAAGTTCAAAACAAAATGTTGGTTATGCCACTAGAACATTATGGTGAATCATCCGCTATGCCAAATATCGGAAACAACTATACTTCTCTAAACAAGGTCATTACCTCAAGAGCAGAACTTCTAGCAATTGATGGTGGTGTTATTGCTACTGATACAACTTCCGCTTCTAACGCTCTAGGAAAAATTTACGGTAGAGAGAGATTCAGTGCCGCTTCTTTCCTAGATGCAGAAGTAGACTTTGGTAGTGGTTATGCGTCAGGAGATGTCCGTTCACTAACTCTAACAAGACTAAATGATATGATTAGGAATCTAAGACTAGCCGGTGGTTCTCCAAAGGTTATTCTAACAGGTTATGATACTATTCAAGCGATTGCTGACTTGCTACAAAGCCAAGAAAGATTCATGGACAGAAAGGAGATTGTTCCAACTGTAAATGGTGTTCGTGGTGTAAAGGGTCAAGAAGTTGGATTTAGAGTTGCTACTTACTATGATTTGCCACTTATTCCTGTAAAGGATATGGCTCAAACTGGTAGTGCTTCTACTAAACTAAGTGATTTACTATTCCTTGATACTGACCACTTGTGGCTATCCGTTATGAAGCCAACTCAATACTTTGAAGATGGTATTGCTAACGGAAATCCATTCGGTGTTGGAACTCTAGGTAACAGGGCATTATACCGAACAATTGGTGAAGTAGGATGTTCATTCTTTAGAGGACAAGGAAAGATAACAAACATACAATGAGGTGAAGAAATATGGCATTTAGTTTTACAATAGAAAATGAGCAAATATTAGAAGGAAACATGAAGATTGTCTACGGAACATGGAATGCGGCTTCGGTTACAGGTGGAGACATCCAAACCGGACTAAACCGTGTAGATGTCTGTATACTAGGACATACTGGTTCAGCAACAGAAGCGGCAGTAGCAGTTGTTAATGAAACACTACCTTTGGCTAGTGGTGATGTAACAATTGTTTGTTCAAGTAGCGATACAGGAACTTTCATGGCAATTGGACAGTAAGGTGGTTAATAATGGCACATACAGTAACATTATTGGCAGACCATAAAGGCGTTGCTAGGCCAAAGGTTAGCGGTGATGAATATGTCGTTGATGCAGTTATTGATATTACAACTTATGTTAATGGACTAAACGGTGGTAACATTATTACTGCTGAATCTTTAGGGCTATCTACAATTACTTCTGCACACATTACAGGTCAAGAGAGCATAACTTTTACTGGAATAATTATGTGTTCAGCCGGAACTGGTGCATATAGTAGCAGTTCTCAATTTGTTCTACTGGTTCAAGAATTGCTACAAGCAACTCCGGCAGAAGAATCAAACGGTGATACAACTACATATTCGTTTAGAGTAAGAGTTTACGGAAACCTTTGAGGTGGCTTGATTGGTAACAGTTAGACTAACTGATGACTCAAAAATTGGTAGGCTTAACATTACACCAAAGCAAGAAATAACAAGGAAAGAAGAAGCGACAGTCTCGGTAAAATGGGCTGTCCTTCGTCTTTCCGACCCAAATTATTTCTTTACTTTTGGTGAAGCAGACCGTGAAGAGTTATTAGCACTAGATGAGAAACTTGTTTTATTGGGCTGTAAAGAAACTGGTCAAGATATTTCTACTGTTAAGGAATTAGCAGACGAACTTCTACCTAAAAAGGCAAAGGCAAAACCTAAACCCAAACCTAAACCAAGAGCAAAAACTTCTTCTAAAGCAAAGAAACAGTAATCGCTACATTAAATAGGTGGAGTCTATCTCCATCAATTGAACAGGTGAGAGTATGGTAGGCATAGGCGGTTGTAGAAGCAGTGGTGTATTAGGAGCAAGTGCGGTTGTAAGCAATGAAGGTGCTAAGTTGATTAGCATTCATGCGGCAATTACAATTGCAGGTGGTGACGCAGTTACCGTTAAAGTTTTCAATGGAACAGATAATACGGGAACTGAAGTAGCAAGAATACATCACAGTTCTACAGGGCATTATAATCTTGAATATGACATGCATGGTGTTTTGTGTAGGAATGGAATATTCCTAGAAATAACTGAAGCAGGAAGTTCAACGGCCAACATCTCCGTAGAGTTCAATTGAGGTTTTATTATGGCGGCACTAAGTCAAGATACAAGGTTAATTATGACAATTTTATTTGTCGGAACGGTTAGCGGAGCGAATGTGTATTTCTATTCCTCGTATGGTTTAAGTTTTCCATATGGGCCATTAGCACATTCTGTTTTATTTGGACTTATTACAGTAGGAGCAATCATGGTTATGAAAGCACTATTTGACTTATCATTAAACGACAAGATTGAGATTAGATTGTTAGATAGACAGATAGAAAATCACTTTCAAAGACTACAAAGAGAAGAACAAATCAAGGCTAAACTTCAAGAAAGCATGAAGCAGTTTGGAACAGTAAGGCGTGAAAATTGGCGCAGTAATGTTATGGCGGCTGAAGAATACGACGACAACACAATAGGAAATGAATTCTTAGCGACTATACAACAATAGGTTGTGATGGTTTGGTCTTTGGCGACATAATGGGCTTTAGTGAGTCCGACTATGTGTATAATCAAAGTCGGGCGCATTCGGCAGATATGTTCTTCATAAAAATGAAGATGTATTTTTGGGGTTCTTGTGCGGCACTGTCAGCCTTTTTGATAGGTAATATCATGGGAGTCTTTGACATCAATATAATGGGTTGGATTATAGAGAGGGCTAAGGATATTTGGGGGCATTAGTTTGTGGAAAGATATTCTAAAAGCACCTTACAAAATACAATCAAAAAATTATGTTAATACTTATAGTAAGTTGTTTCAAGGAACACAGGGAAAAGAAGATACTCGATATTGGACTCCTTCTTTAGATGAAGCATTAATTTATGCTTTTTTTGGTTCTAAAATTTATTCAATAAAAGATGAAGGAAAACCCATGATAAAGCAAGCCTTGAAAACGAATAAAGAAAAACGGCTAGAAGGCGATAGAGAATACACCGTTAATAGAAACATAAGAAATAAAAAAGAAATGGGGATGCCTAGAGGTATTTCTTACGATGGAGATATAGAATATAAGTATCTACCCGACAAAGTAGTAAAAAAGAAAGCGACGGAGTTAATGAATTTAATAGATGACGCAACAGAATATGACTATCCTAAAATTACAGGGTATTTTAGAAGTGCGGCAGGGATGGAACTATCGCTAGATGAAGATGTAATGGAAACAAAAGAGCATATTAAAAAAATGTTAGAAAAATATTTTGGGTGAATAAAATGTCCATAATGACAGGCTTTGCCATATTAGTTGGTGAAGCCATAATAGGTTTCTACAAAAGAGTTCACGCAATTAACTTCGGAGTCTATGGTTCTACAATGGTTGGTAAAACAACTTTGAGTCATCAACTTAGAACAAGGGGGGAAGTTCCCACAATAAACGATAGGACAGTTGGCTTACATAGAGCCACTAGAAAGAATGTTAAGATTGATGGTGATTCTCATACAATTAAGAGTGCTGATTTAGGAGGAGAAGCAATCTATTGGAAAGAATGGGTTAAGGACATGCAAAAGCGTAGGGTGAAGTATATCATTTTCATGATAGACCACAGACACTTAGATTCACCTTCTAATTTAGACCACCAATTAGCATGGAAGTTTTTAGTAGATACTATTGTGGCAGATAAATGGCCTTCGGGTAGAAAGAAAAAAGAAGCAGACTATCCTATGGCTGTTGGTATATGGGCTAACAAATATGATATGTGGGGAGATAAATACAAAAGCGATAAGCCCATAGATAAACATGAAATATTTGAACCATTTACATACGGGATGAGGCAGTTGAATGACAAGGGCATACCTTGTTTCAAATATATAGTATCAGCAAAGTCTGACCCCGAAATGGTGTATAAGGGAATTACTAGTATGATAAAAGATTATTGAGGAATAAAAGATGTATCAGCAACCAAATTTGATAAACACGCAACAAGCAAAGAACGCCTTTTTGCCTAAACTACAGCAGTATAGAGCAGTTGGGCCAATTGAAGATTATAAGTTTGATGCGCTAAAACCAAAGAAGCAAATGAAAGAAATAAGAAAAGTATTGCTACCGGAAAAGAAGCAAATGTTGTTTTTGAAGTATGGTCACAAGTTTAACTTTAAAGATAGATGTGTAGTATGTGGAACTCACCATATTTGGGAGTCCGGTGATTATCTAAGACCACCAATACCATTAGATAAGGTAGAGAAAGGAAGACCACTTAGAGGAACTTACTGCCCTAGACATGCGGCTATCCATAAGCAAATGGAAATGCTACAACAACAAATATTAGCAGATGAACATGGGCTAGATTTCAAGGCATTTATTCCTAAAGCAAAAATGCCTAATATGTTAAAAAGACAACAAATAACTGACCTAACAAAAGAAGATGTTATGAGGCTGACTAGCATGGGATGGACTATAACGCCACCAACACCGGCTAAGGATGCAGAATCACAAATGGCAGAACTAGTTAGATTAAATACGGAAATACAATTAAATACAGAAAGGATAAATCATTTACTAAAGGGAGCGCAAGGTGAGGAATAATGGGACTATTTGGAACAAGCAATGGAACAGTTTTAGGAGCAGTTCAACAACAAAGCGACCAACAATTCAAGAATGTAAATAACTTACTTTCTTTACAGGATAATCATGTTGAAGAGTTCTTTCAATATCATGGTCAAATGTTTTTGACACAGATGGAGAAACTTATGGAAGATGTTGTAGAAAGAGTAGTTAGTAAGATGTTGGCTAAGTTACAATTTACAACTGATTCTACAACTGGAATGTTAAAGATACACAATGATGCTATGCGAGAGTTTGAGAAAATTACTCAAGAAAACATTGAGTTGGATATTAAGAATATATTAGATGCGGCAATCAATACAGAAGTAGTTAATCAAAGAAAGTTGGCAAAGCAACAATACCTAGAATCTCAAGGATTTAGCGGTGGCGGTGGTATGCAAATGGCACAACCAACTGCTACTGCGGCAATAGCAGGATTAACAGGTAATATGCAACAATACCAACAAATGCAAGGTGCTATGAATAATGGTAGCGGCTATCCCATTCCACCATCGGGAACTGATAACTATGGAAGGCCATATTGGATAGATGCTCAAGGACAGATGAGTTACGAACCTCCACAAAGCGGATTGGGTTTAGGTAGTGCTATACAAAAAGGTGCGGCTTGGGCTAAATGGTTGATGTGAAGGTGATTAATTTTGAAAATCACTATTGCCGGTAAAGAGGTTGATGACTTTACTAAAAAAAAGTTACTTGAGGACTTTAAGAAATATTTAGTTCAACCTTTACTAAAGAGCAATAATGCTAAGATTGACCGTATTGACAATATATACGATATAGATAGTATAGAAACTTACAATAGTGACGAGGAAATCTTGAAAGAATATAAAGAAATTTATCAGCAAGTTCTTCAAGATTTAGAAAAAATAAAACTAAATGAATTAATTAAAGACGAAACAGTTTCAGAAAGATTTGATTTTTTAAATGAAACAGAAATGGGTAAGTTACAATTAAATCAATTAGATGGTCAAGTGACTAGAAAATTATTGGGAGATGTGGCTGAAACGCAAGAAGCGGAAGTTAAATTGAAAATGGGATTAGATGATTTTAATAGTTACTTTGAAAAATTATATGAAGAACCAAAAGAAACTGACACAAAAAAACCAAACCAAAAAGAAAAAATACTAAAAATAAATGAATTTACAAACTTTACAGAACTAGATAAATTTAAAAAATTAAGAGAGTTGGGTTTTGTTGATATTTCTATTTCCGAAGCAAATGTAGCCAACTACGATAGTTACGGTAAGTTGAATCCTTCAGCATCGGAAATGGGAACTCCCTCGAGAAGTTTATTCTATCAAAATATCATTCCTATTTATCGTGGAAAACAAACATCACCACTTGGGCCAAATAGCAAAGTGGATGCTATGATTTACAAATTTGGCATAGAATTTGAATCAAAAGGAATTGGAAAAGAAATGGCCGAGCAATACAAAAAAACACTTAATGCTATACAGTCAATAAATCAAGATGTAGGAGATAAAGAATCATTTAGAACCGTATATGTAGATGAACTATATTTAGAAATAGAAAGAATAGAAAAAAAGGATAGAAAAAAATTAGAAGAATTTGAAGAAACATTTGATGTCACTGTTAATGTTACCGAAGACGGTAAGGAAGTGATATTTGATAAAAAAGGGAGACCTGCTATTACTAAACCTAAAAGAAATATAGATGTCCTTAGTGAAGAAGACCGTAAAAAAATAAAAGCAAAACTAAGTAAGATAAAAACTAAATCAAAAAAAGAAATTTTCAAAGAAGCATCCGAACAAATTATTTCTCCTATTTTAGCAAAAAGGCTAAAACAATTAAAGAAAGATATAGATAGCATAGCCAAAGGTGGAAAGAAGATAAGCATTGGCGACCTTCTCGGATTACCTACACTAAATAAAAGTTTAGAGACAGACGAACTTATTGACGGTGCAAGATATTCCATATTTAAAACAACCACACAAAAAAGCAGACCACCGGAACAAAACAATTTACCCAAAAGCCCTCAAATAAAACAAGGCAAAATCTCATTTACAACAGAAGTAAAGAAATTTTTGTTGCCATTGTTTGAGGCAAAAAAGGAATACATAGAAAATAAAGAAATGGAAATGTTTGGTTCAGGTAAGCAATACTACGACAAACAAGATGTAGCAAAAAAAGCATATACTGAAACAAAAGAATTTGCTAACAAACACTTTGAAATTTACATGAATGACTTAGAAAATGTTTATGATTTTACACTAATAGTAAGAGAAAGAACATTAAAAGACGGCACAAAAAAATATGAAATAAATAGAATACAGGCTAGACCAAGAAAAATAAATTTCAAAGGCGGTGGAAGATTTAGTTACGGGGGTAAGACGGTTCAATCAATTACTAGAGGTGACAAAATACAACAAGAGCAACAATTGAATACAGTTATTTTGTCTATAAAAAGAAGATTTAAAAACTTAAAAACGGGGTTAGAGTAACATGGCAATAGCATCATCACCAAGCGACTATACATCTATTGATGTTGATTATTCAACAGGTAAAGGATTCTATACTGATAAAGATGCAGTATCGGATATGCTACAGATACCTGCATTTACATCTTCTACTTTTCCTAGTCAAGCACAAGTTGGTAAGATTATAAAAAATATAGAGGGTATGGTTGATGACAAAGTAAAGCGTTCATATAGACCCATTATACACAAGGATGAGTTTCATGATTTTGAATTCGTTAGACATCCAATGCAAGCATACTATGGTGGCTATGTTGGTTTTATACAACTAGCAACTATGAAACTAAAGAAAGTTATATCTCTCAAAGTTTGGCAAGGTAATAGTTATCTTGAGTTAGCATCAGCCCAAGCAAGTGTTACACTAGACCCCGATAACTTTCAACACCTTAGAAAAATAACATTACAATTACCAAATAACGGAGATACTTTTGAATTGTTTTTTCACGGAGAGGGAACAATGGCCGCACACAATACATTTGATAGTAGATTTGGTGCAAAGACAACGGCAAGAGATATTTGTCATTTAATCAATGAAGAGTTCCCTGCTAATACTGCACAGTTCACAGGGGCTAATAGAGAAAAAGAGAGGACATCCTCTCCTAATGGGTTAAGCATAAGTGATTTCTTTTATGCTTCAATAGACCCTGATGATGGATATAAAATTAATATTTCAAGTCTGTTAGCAGGGGAAGATGGTTCGGGATGCACGATTACACTCACAGATAAAGCAGGGCAGAACTCACAATCCTCTTCGGAGATATTTACTGATAAGCAAGACATGAAAAGATTAGGTAGTTTTTGGAGTATCAAAGATGACGGTAGGATATTCTTTTTGAGAGATTATCCATATCATACTCAAAACTCTATCATTGTTACATATGTTGCAGGTTCAAGCCGTGTGCCATCGGCTATACACAAAGCCACAACAATGCTAGTAGCGGCTGAATTATTACGACACGATGACCAAACAATTATGATTGCTGAAACAGGCGGTAATATTACCACTAAAGAAAAATACGATATTCTAACTAAAGAGGCTATGGATATACTGAAAGGAAAGGGTGATTTAGTTTATTTACTTGAGTGATTGCTATGCAAGAGATACAATTGTTCAAGAAATTTTTAGAGATAGAAATGGAAAGACAAAAAGCCATGCAGGAACTTTCGGAAACATTAGGAATAGATGTATCATTTAGCAACGAAGAAATGCTAAAAAACGCACAGGATAGTTTTGTAAAAGCAATATCACAAAGAATAAATGAAGACTTACAAAAAGCATTGAGGATTTAATATGGATGAAGTAAGTTTACTTATAGATTTAGTTTCAAGTAAATGGAGTTCTTCTGTTACAACTTTAATTAGCGAAGGAAAGATAACTGCTGACCATGCAGGAACTCCTAATTTCGTTGATGTTAGAACACTAGATAAGAATAGAGGAGTTAGATATGATTTAACTGCTAAAGATGTGATTGTATTTTTCGAAGACTCACAAAGTTTAGAATATCCAACAGTCCACTTTGATGTGAGAAATGAAACTTATTCATTTACAATGCACATAAGAACAATACATGATGAAAGAGCAGGGACAGATGCCGCCTTTGGTAAAGACAGGCTAAAGGCTTTATACTTGATAGCCCGTCATACGCTTGAGCGAGGTCGTAGAGGATATACTGCAAGTGATGGTTCTAAATTTCATCAAGTGTTTGTAGGGTCAAGAAGTGAAAGTAACGACAGGGCAAAGAGGTTATTTGGATATAAATTGACAGTAGAAACAAAACGATTCGCATTAAGTATTCCCTAGTAAGTTTGTAAGGAGAGGGGAGATAAAGCATGACAACAGAAGACATATTTTTAGGAAGCCAAGCAAGTTTAACAATGATACCCGAAGTGGATTTATTTATCAATATAGACCATAGCGCATCGGGAACAGACTTTACAAATAAAGTCAAACTTAGAACTCATGGAGATTTTGAAAATTTATATTTATTAGTAAACAATTTGTATGTTGGTTGCACTCTTGAATTATATGACAATGATGTTTCAACAACCACTCCTGCATCAACTCATACTATTACTGCTAACGACCATCAAGATATAACAATTAGTCCTGCTCATTCAACCACTCTAGCAAATGGTGATTTTATACATATTAGAGGATATGGTGCGCCTTGTGTTGGCCCAAAAAACGCTTCTGTTAAAAGATTAAATGCTGATAATTGGCTAGGTCTTTTAGAAAGTGCTACATTTCCTAACTTAGAAGTTGAAATGAAACAACTTAACCTATCTTTAGGTGGCTCAAGAAACTTTACTCACCAATACAAAGGTATCGAAACTGCTAGTGGAGGTAATCTAGCACTAGTAACTAATCACGGTGCATTTTTGTATTACGCTTTAGGTCGTTGCACTAAAGTTAATGCTACTTTAGAAAACCAAGCCGCAGGTAGTTTATTTACTGCTCACAACACAAGTTCTGTTGATGATAGAAGGTTTGTTTATATTGATGCCGCAAATGGTGGTGCGGCTAGCGACCATGATGTTACCGAATTTTTAGAACAAGGGCCAATATTTTACAAATCAGTTAGAAGCGGAACTACACTAATGCCTCCTATTCTTCATCCTTTAGATGCTACAAGCGATTTAGAATTATTACAAAGAGCGATAACTGACGGAACTACTGGTGCGGGAACAGACCATTTGATTACATATACTTTCAAAGAATCAAATGGAGAAAAACTACCTTCTTTCGCTTTAGAGCAAACTATGGCTAAGTCTAGCACATTAACTACAAATACTGCTAATGATTTTGAAGACACTACTTTTGTTAGAATAGCAAGAGGTAATAGAGTCAATACATTAACTATGACGGCTAATGAAAATGAAGAAGTTAAAATGACTTTAGATTTAAACTCAAGGGCAGTTCATAAATTAGGAAAACAAGAGTCGTATGAAGCAAGAGGCGGTATATCGGATAATAGACAATTGTTTAACTTTGAACAAGCCAATGATAATAGCACTACTGACTTTGATGAAGAATTTTTAGAACCATTCTTTTTCTCAAGTGGTTTATTTAGTGTATTTGGACAACAATTCCTAAAGGTTACAAACTTGACCCTAACAATAAATAACAATCTACAAGATAAAAGATTTATTGGTATTGGTAATAAATCAATTAAAGATGCTATACCTGCTCAAAGAACATATGAAGTTTCTTTTACTGCTATGGTAACAGATGATAGGTTGTTCGAAGAACTATTAGAACAAACAGAAGTGGGTAGTCCAAGTGATACTCTTCTTACTCTACAATTCGATAAAGCAAATGGAGAGCAAATATTAATCAAATTACAAGATTACTATTTAAGTGCGGCTAACTTTACAATACCCGATGACAAAGGGCCAATTACAGTTGAAGGAACAGTTATGCCAAGAACATTAGAGTCTTGCACAGTTAAAACTCATTGGGTCTTGCAGGGGTGATTAAGTGGTTTCTAAAGAAGAAAAAAGAAAACTAGTCGCTGAAAAACTAAAAAAGACAAAAGCCCAACAAAAGGCTGATGCAAAAAAGAAGGCTAAGGAGGCAAAAAAAGAAACTCCAAAAGCCGAGTAAACATAAATTCCACCAACACCGTTTGTTTGTTTGTTGGTTTTGAAGGTGGATAATATGACTGAAAAGAAAGTAATACAGAATAAGGATGCGCTATTTGCGCTACAAGAGCCTACGCTACACTATGTTAAAGTAGCACCCGACCAAGAAGAATATCTAAAAGTGTGGATAAAAGAACCTACATGGTTAGAGGCTGAAAAGGCCATGAATAGCGTTATGAAGATAGATGCTAAAACACAAAATGTAGATATTGATATTAATGCAATGTATCGTTATATGGTCGAGAATTTTATTTCAAAAACAGAACCATCACTCTCAACACTTGATATGCTAAGGCTAAGTCCTTATGTTGGCAATCAATTAAAAGAAATCCTACCTAACCCTATGAGCGTTTTAGAGGAGGATGACCAAAAAAACGAATGATTGAGAATGCTATTCGAGGTAAAAAAAGCACACCTCAAACAGCATTCTTAGTCTTAACATATACACTATCTGCGGCTTTATCTATAAGCCCGTTAGAAGTTTATAAAATGCCAAGTAGTTTAGTTATGGATTTATTAGCAGTTCACTTTACTGTGGAAAAGATTAAACATGAAGAAATAGAGAAAGCACAAAAAGAGGCGGGTAATAAGAGTGGCCGATGATGAAGTTCAAAAACTTGCAGGTAGTCTTAGTGATTTAAATAAAATCACTTTACAATCAGGCGTTGAATTTCAAGGGTTTGCTAAAAAATTAATAAAAATGTCCGATGCTACTAGCAAAGCAGGTAAAAAATGGACTATTTTTGGTAGGCTTGTTTCCGGAAGTCCTTTGTGGAGATTACAAAATAAAGTAAGAGCATTTGTTGATATATTAGCACAGGTAGAAGAATCATCTAAGGCGAATGCCGAAGCAGTAAGGGAGCAAAATCAAAGAGTCATAGATAGTGTTCAAACATTTGAAAGCCTAGAAAAACCGCTTGCTAGCGCAATACGATTACAAAAAAGTCTTTCTAGCGGAACTATGCTTCATAATGCTCTAAGACGAAAGGGAAATAAAGAATTAAAAGAAGCAATAAAGGGGTCATTTGCATATAATTTAGCAATTATGGAAGGCGATAAAAAGAATGTAGCGTATGCAAAGGGCTTAGATGAAATAATTAAAAAGGGTAAGCAACAAGAAAAGCAGTTTTTTGTCGCCCGTAAACAAGCAATATTTGAAAAAAATATGAAAACTGAAAAGGGTAGAGCAAAGATATTAAAAGACATACGAAAACAACAGGAAGAAATAGCCCTAGCAAGACCCAAGTTACCAACTGGACAGCAGATTGGCGACAAAGCCTTTGACCTTATAGCGGCTTCATTTGACGGATTATTGAAAGCACAAGAAATAACTGAAAAGGTTATGGATAGCATAAAGAATGAAGGTTTGATTAAAACTGCCGGTAAGGTATTTGATAAGGTGGCGGGTTGGATTGCGAAAAGCGAAAAACTACAAAAACTAAGAATAAGAGTAGCAGTAATGGCTCTTGCATTTTTTGGATTTTTAAAACCAATATTTAGTTATTTATTCAAGGCATTAATATTGATGGTTGTTGTTATCGGAATAATAATGCTAGCAGTTAAGGTCTTATTCGATACTTATGATTTAATGGGAGATTTGCCCTTCTTCTTTGATTTAGTTAAACTTGTAGGGGGGGCAATTTTGAATAATTTAGTTCTAATATTCCAAATGATAGGAGCATTGCTTGGCGGAGACATATATACTTTCATTGATTATGCTTTAGAATTTGTAGATGGTTTGTTGATAATTGGTTTTGGTCTTCTTGGAATATTAGCATATGGAGCAGTTGCGGTAATAGGAGGGCTATTCTTTTCGGCCTTAGACACAGTATGGTCTTATTTTACAGGGTATATACCAATGTTATTTGGCGGAGAAGCAGGTGAATTTACAAAGGCTGTAAATAAAATATTACTAAAAGGGCTGTTAGTATTTGCGGCTGTATATGCGGCAAAACATTTAGCAATACAATTGCTAAGTATTGCTATACAAAAAGGGTTCATGATATTACTACCTGTAATATTAATAGGTGCATTAATAGG